CATATAATGATGATTAGGACTTGCGGTAGGGTCTTTCCACACATACAGTCTTGTAAGATTGGTAAGTGTAACGGTTGCTTTTTGCATACCGTCATTACCTGTTGTTGGTGTAATTTCAACCGGGTCTGTATAATCTTCTACATCAATTGTTTCAGTCTTGTTTGCCTCAAGTGGAACAGCAACGGTAACTTCAACATCTTCTATTGCATCATAGGTAGCACTTGGTTCAATTAATACTGTTCCATTATGCTCAATAGTTTCTGTTCTTCCACTTTCAATTGGAATTGCTACAGTAACTTCTACATCTTCCATAGCAATATTTCCTGTGCTTGGAGAAATAGTAGTTGCACCATTAGATGTAATTGTTTCTGTCTTTCCACTTTCAATTGGTACAGCAACATGAGCGGTAACCTTTTCCATAGCAACATATCCTACATCAGGTTCAATCTCAATATTACCACTTGGAATAACAATATTAATATCTTTGTTTTCCTGAACCGGAATTGCTGTATTTACGGTAACACTTGTCAATAATTTTCCAGAATCAGGTTCAACTGTCTGAGTATCATTATTCTGTGTCATTGTTATTTCTTTACTCTGAGTTGGAGTAATAAGAGGAACATCTGTATTAATGATAACTCTTGAAAGAACCTTACCACTATCAGGGTCTACAGTTGTCGTTCCATTCTCAGTAATATTAATTTCTTTACTCTGTGTTTCAGGAATAACCGGAATATTTTCAAGTGTAACAGTTGCCTTAGCCATAGTATCTTCATCAGGAAGAATTTCTACAGGCTCACTATAATTACCAACATCAATTGTAGCAGCTTTATTTTCCTGAATAGTTGGAACAGGAACTTCTGTAGTAATAAAGACTTTATTCATCGTCTTACCTTCATCAGCTTCTACAGTTGTTTCACCATTCTCAGTAACACTAACATTCTTTGACTGTACAGGTTTACCACCACTCGGAACATTAACCTGAAGAACCACAAACTCCATTGATGTCTTATCATTATCAGGTTCAATTTCATATTCACCATTTTCAGTAACGGTAACATCTTTTCTGTGTTGAATTGGTAAATCTACATTTACTTCAACTTGTCCAAGTGCATCATAACCGTCATCAGGTCTTACTGTATAATGTCCGTTTTCAACAGCCTCAAATTCTTTTGTTTCCTGAATGACAGGAATGTAAGGTGGTGTATCTTTTCGTGCTGTAACAAAATGAATTGCACATTCATCTTTCATTACATAACCGCTTATTCGTGATACAAGACCTCTTACAACAAGTGTATATCCTGTGATGTAACTTAATTCCAAATCAGTATTGATTGTCAAAGTTCCACCGGCTTCATCAACGGCTATGTTACATGGGAAGATTGCTCCGTCATTTGCAATTATTTCAGCTTCTGCATTATCAATATTTACCGGCAGATTTGTTTTAAGAATAAATACAGGAAGAACAGGAGCATAGTTCAAAGTACCAACCTGAAGTGTAACAGAATTAATCTCAACATAGATTGGTGGCTCTGGTGGAGGTGTTACAGGTTCATCTGGAACATAAGGCTTTGGAGCAATATCGAAAGTGATTTCGTCTGTGAAATTATTATACTCATTGTCTACAAAGGCTTCCCAATAAACCATAACCTTTCGCTGTAAAGTTGTTCCTGTAATTGTCTTTACATTCGGAATTGTAAGGACTACAGAACTTGCAGGAGTAAGTGATTTAAGGTAAGTATCATCAACTATAGACCAACTTTCTTTATCGTTATTTAAGGCAAGGAAGGTATACTGAATCTTAGTCGGGATATAATATTGTCCGGCAGAATCACGGAATCCGAGATTTACTTTTACCGTACTTCCTTCATTCGGTGTATTATTTAATCGTATCATATTATTCTCCTATAAACCGAGTATAGTAAGTGTGACTGTCATAGCAACTATTTCATCACCATCATATAAAGGAATTTGTTCTTCAGCGGACAATTCCCATCTTACAGAATAATCATCCCACCATCCGTTATTTAATAAATGAATTCCCTGTTCTGTAGGATAAACTGTAAACTCAACTTTATTACCTTTAATTGAGTATTCTATCTGGTCAATGTATTCTGTAATCCCACAACCTTTTGCAAGTCTGTTTATAATTCTATCAAAACCATCAAATCTTACAAACTCACCGTTCTTAGAACCTTCATATAAATAATCCTTATCATAACCACCTTTACGAATTGCATAATCTTCAGTCATTATAGGCATTCGTTTTCCATCATTTACAAGATAAAAAATTAAATTACCAGCAGGTGTTTTATCTCCAACATTCAAAATATCATATCCTGATTTAATAGGTCTGCGAGATGATTGAATCACATTATTATAATAATCAAATATTTGATTTTCCCATTTATCAGTATCTTCCATTTCACTCACAGGACCAAAATCATACTCCAATGTATCATGAATATAATTCTCAACATCATCGTGATTTTCACATTTTGATAAATATTCTTTATCTTGTTCAGTTAATAAGTTATAAGAAGATTTAATAGGTCTGCGAGAATTTGTTATTTCTTCAACAATATCGTAATGACCTGGGTTTGTATTAAAAATCTCATAAGCACAGTCATAAGTTAAATGTTCTTCAACTATTTTTCCATCCTTAGTGATTACATTATAAAATTTTGGTATCATATAATCATCTTCATAAGGGTCACGATATGGGTCATAAAAACCTGAAAATAAAGCCTGTAATGATTTTTCGTTTCTAGTCATCTTCTAAAATCTCCATATAATCAAATTGTTCTGCTAGTAAAGTTAATGTAGCGTCATATATATCTACATCATCTTCTTCAACGGATAATAATTCGTTATTGTATTTTACGACATTAAAATCGTTTTCAACTATATCTAACATATAAAAATATATAAAAGAAAACCCTACTCTTTGTGAAGTAGGGTTTTATAAATCAGTAAGAATAAATCTAATCGTCAAGACAAACCCAATAGGCATGCCCATGGTCGCATCTGTATAATGCGTATATTTTACCATCTATCTTTTTATAAGGTACTGAAAAATCTATGTGAGCAATTCCTGCCACATAATATCTCGTCTTATTCTTCTCAAGGTCTTCCTGACACTTCTTGCATTTCTTGGCATAAGAATAACTGCTTGTAAGAACAAACATTCCGATTAAACAAAGTAATAAACAAAATAAAATTTTTTTCATTTTAGAAACTAAGCTCCTTATGTAAGTCTGCGTTATTTACAGGTTTGAGAAGATATGTTCGTTTAAGAACTTGGGCAATACCTTCATCAAATATTTTCCTGACCTCAAAGTACATTGTTCCCCAGATACTAGTTGCTTCAGGAATCGCTGTAACAATATAATCATTTTCTTTTACAGGACTATCTGAATTAAGAAAAGCTTCACATAACTCTTCATTTTCTTCAGGAAACCAGTTATGATGATAATACGTTGATTTCTTTACAGTAAAGTTTATCCAAATCCTTCCTTGTGATTTATGATACTTGTTTCCAAGAACTTTATCTGTATTCATTTTATCAATTTGAGAATAATCAGTATCTTCGTAACCAAGTGCTATTTTTCGTTCAGGGCTGAATATAGTACAAGGTTGACCAAATATTTCTAACTGAGAATCCATATATGAAATGTAATTTTCATAATTAAGCCAATTTTCAATACTCATTATTCACTCTCTATAACATTATCTTCTTCACTTTCATCCCACCAAGTGTCCGGATTCATATCATCAATTGTTTCATCTTTTGTTTCTTCTTGTTCAATTTCCTCTTCAGGAATTTCGTTGTTTATCATTTCTTCCTCCATCTCTTCTGGAACTTGTCGTTCAAAGAAAATATCTCCTTCTTCATTTTTCTTTCCTATTGTGATTGTTGTACCATTTGTATTTACTGCATAAATAGATTGTCCATCATTAAGACGATTATAATATGTTGCAAACAATTTACCAACAATATCTTTATGCTTAAGAATCCATTGTATAACAGCGTCATCATGTTTACAAATAGTACCTTTAAGATTTGGATTACGGATTTTTGGAAAACGGTTTTCGCGTGGAACACCATAAAGATATTTTAGCTGCGTTCCAAGATAACTGTATCCCCAATATAATTGTGCCGGGCATGTACAGCGGATGTGAATGTCACCCCACTCAACAGCATAATCTATAGCATCTTCAAAATCAATATCTCTATCCTTACCAATTGTATAGAAATCTTCAAACAACACAAATATATTATATTTAGTTGTATTTGTACCACCTTTTACTTTTTCACCATAATGTGAAGATTTTATTTCAAATTTAAGAGTATTAGCATAAGCATAAAGAAGAACTGGTTCACTTAATTCTGATGTATATTGGTCGTGGTGAATAAAATTACCGTCCCGTGCATCATACAGTTCTTTAAGAGTAAATGAATATATTGGTCTTTTATATTTAATGAAACTCATATAATAATATTTAAGATTACATTAAAGATGTAACCAATGCCTTATCGTGGAATTCTTTCTTATCTTTCTCAAGTTTATCCTGCCAATACTTAGCAAGATTTTCTGTTTCTTTTCCTACACCTAAACTCTGTGCTGACATCAACTGTTCATAATTAAATATGTTGCATAAATCAAACAGAACATCTTTTAATGAAGCATATTCAAAATCATATAAGTACCATACTTCAGCATCTCTATCAATATTTGGAAGATACTCGACTCTTATTATGTTATTATTTTTTACCTGAAGTAACTGTCGACCTTGTTCGTCTATAGGCCACAATTCATAATCACCGTTCATTTCAGTCTGTCTTCTTATATCATTAAGATTAGATACAAGTGATAAATAATCAGAAATGTTAGAAAGATTTATATGTGAACCACCTGAAATAAAAGGCATAATTCCAAGTTCAGGGAAGAAAATATTTCCCATATATTCCTGTTCAGAAGCATAATAAACATTATTGATAACATCAATTTTATAAGGACTTACATCAATAAAATATCCACCATTATAATTCATAACATCTTCTGGTTTGAATAAGATTGGTCGTGGCGTAAAGATAGCCTGGTCTAACCAAGATAAAGCTTGTTGTAACATGTCTTCTAAATCTTCTTTATCAAGTGTTTTTGCAATCTTCTTAAAACGACTACTACCCTCTGTGAGTATCTGTTCCTTTGAATATTTCTTTAATGAAACCATAATATTCCTCTCATTAAAATATTTAACAAAAGAGGGTTCCTGTTTCCAAGAACCCTCAAATGCTTTTTAGGTGGAATAATTTCCGGGTGGGTAACCGGAATAAAATATTTTTGGTAAGGAGCATTAACCTAACCGAAAGCGGTAACACCGCTTTATTTTGCTTTATCCTGTTTAGTTCCTTCTTTGGCTTTCTTATCCTTTTTGATGTCGTCAATTTCTGACTTCATCTGTTTAATAAGTTCACCCTGAGTTTCAAGAAGTTTTGACTGTGCTTTTACAAGTTCTTCGAGATTGTTATTTGAAGAAGGTGCAGACATTGAAGTATTTGTTGAGTTCAATCCTTCTTCTTTAAGTTTAGCAATCTTTTCCTTATCTTCATCAGTAAGCTGATTGATGAACTTACCATCTTTACCTTTAATTGCAGCAAGTGTTGCTACAGGATGATTAAAGGCGAGGATAGCAATAGCATCTTCGTAACCTACTTCAGTACCCTGCTGATTTGTTTTAGGGTCTACAAGCCAGATGTTAATCTGCTTTCCTCTTACGTCTGTCTGAAGAAACTTTCCACTAATTGGTTGAAGTCTTATTGTTCTACTCATAATAGTTTTCTCCTTAATAAAAACATTATACAAACAATATTAGAATTAAGGTTTGTTTTACTTACGGGTTATGATGTTTGCACAATAATTATCGAGTCCACCATTCATATAATTATAAAGATATTTACAAAGGTCTGCCTTACTTGTAACAAACTGCTGACCAAACTCATCAATATAAAGATTATCAATATAACTTGGTCCTGCTAAATCTAAGTCACCAGCAGTAATTTCAATCTCTTTTGGACAATGAAGTGGGAACTTGAATTCCATTGCTTCACCTTCTTTTCTTTTACTATTCTTAAACCATTCGTTCATTGCCTCACAACTAACATCTTCATAAATAACAAAATTAGTAAGGTCTATTGGATTATCACGCTTCACAGCAAATGAAGAATAAACTTCTTTAAGTGTGATTGGTGTAACCATTTCTTGAATGTTTAGTTTGTCATATTCTGATTTTGTAAATGCACTCACAATTTCTTTTGCTGTCGATTCACTAAACATACCTGCCATAGACATAATATGTGCATCTTTGGTAAGTATATCTTTCTGGAAGTTCTTTGCTCTCTTTGCCATTTCCTTCTTAAAAGATGTTGCAATAAGGTCTTTGTTTTCTGCTCCAACATCTTCAGGTTTAGTCAAAAGTTTTTCACAATCAATTCCATAATTTCCAAGTGATTCTCCAAGGATTGATTTTACAAGATAATCTTTATCATATGCTGCTTCCATCTTAGTAAATGCGTCTGTAATTTGATTAAGATTCTCAATAGCAAGTTTTAATGTTTCACCCTTGTCAGCATCATCTTGTAATGTCTGTGAAACTGTAGCATAATTCCAATCGTCTGGGTCTACATCATATCCAAGTGAACGAAGATGTAAATAATCAATATTTCTGAGTGCGTCATAAGCACTATAAGAAACTGTTTTACATACTTTAGCAAATCGTTTATCCCAAGTTAATGCAGCACTATCACCGAGACTACTTGGAGTATCTTCAGAAAATCCAATCATACTCGGTTGTAACTGTAAAGCTGCAAACAGTTTCTGATATTGTGTATCAAGGTCTTTAAGTGCTTTAATATCAACATCTCCACCAACGTTCTGAATCTCAACACCTTGGTTTTGTGTCTTAGGAACAATAACTTCAAACTCCTGTCCATTACCACGACTAGACATTCCGTTTGAATCGTAATTTACTCGTCTAACTTTCTTAAACAAGTTTCTGTAATAGTTAAGAACCTGAATAGCACTCTTACTGTAAACTTGTCCGCCAACATTTACAGATATAATCCTATAATAATTAGATTGGTCCATACGAGCGAGTAATAAAGCATCTTCAATAATGTTTACATTTCGCCAAGGTTTACTTGCACTTCCAAGATAACTGTTAGCATAGCTAAATTCATTCTGAAACATTTCAGCTTCAGTACCAGTAGTTCCACCTACTGTCATAAATCTACTGTTACTGTTTCCGCCAAGGTCTTTATAGTATTCAAGTTGTGAATAGGTGTACATATATGACGGTACAAAATTATTTTCTTCATCTATAAAACCAATTGTCTTACCTGAGATAATAACAGGAGTAACACTTGTAAAATCAGGAATAGGAAGAACCCTTTCCAATATACCCTCTTTATTATAAACATGTTTCCAAGGTAACTGTCCCCATAACAAACAGTTATAACCATCTGTAAGAAGAAAATTATCAGCATCTATATCTTGGTGAAATTGATTAAGTTCATTTTCAACAAGTGTTGAAGGTGTAACAAGTTTAAACAGTTTATTTTCAGAATTTGTTTGAAACGCTGTCTGCATGATACATTTTACAGCAGAACTACAAATAGGGTCGTCCATCATACTTGGTACATCTTTAAGACCATTAAGTATTGAACGAGAAGTTGAAGAACTATCAAGAGCATAATTTGCAAAGTTATTATACTCTTCTACTTCCTTAAACAATTCTTCATCTTTTTCAGGAAACAGAAAATGTCTTACTTTCTGTGGAATTGTTTCTTTCTTTTTCTGATTAAAATTTATAGGTGACGCCATTGTATTCCTCTATAATAAATTTTAGATGTTATTTTCTGTAGAATTAAAATAATCAGCTAAATAAGTATCAAATTCCTGTACACTCATTTCTGCATAATCATCATATATATGAAAAAAATCTTCAAGAACACTTCTTAATTCAGAACGACTGTTTCCAAAAGTTCCTTCAAGTTCGTTAAGTTCCTCTGCTTCTTCATCACTTACAGGAAAATAATCACTAAGAGAAGATTTGATAATTTCAGGCTTCCATCTTTTTATAAGGTCCTTTGCTTTCTTAGTATCGTATCCACAATCTTTTAATTTATTAAGGACCTCACTCTCGTTAGCCTTTAACATAATATATTCGTCGTGGATATCACCTACTCGTGAAGACTCAAGTTCTTTTTTTTTACTGTAAGAAGCTTCTATTGGTTCTGATATATGAATAGGATGAACATTCTTATCAAGTACCTTTACAGAATATAAACCAAGTTGATAACCAAGGTCTGGATATTCAGACATAATTGCTTTTACTGCTTCTTGAACAGGAAGTGGAATTGGAGTATAGGTTACATCATTAAAATAAACCACATTTCCTTTTGCAGTTGTACCGAATAATTCTTCAAGTTCTTTTATTGCTTTATCCATAATTGTTTTCTCCATATATAAATATTTAATTTTTTTGAAATTGACTAAAGAAATTATTCTTTAATAAACCAATTTCCCTACCATCTTTTACAGGGTCTGACCAAACCCATTTCTTTTTAGTAAATCCTTCTTCATAACAATTCAAAGGATTAATACAGTTTATATCAGGATTGATTCCTGGTAATATCCAATCTTGTACTTCTTCTTTTTTAAGAATCTTATGACCATTTGTATAAAGTGGAAGTGTGGTACTCTTTTTTAAGTTATACACAATGTCTTCATCTTTTATCTTCTTCTTAGTATATTCGTCTTTAATATGCCTGTAAAACGAAATAGGATTTTTTACTACACATCTACCGTCCTTAAATACATCGCATTCAATATCAAGTAATCTCATTGTTATACGAATTGTTTCTGTCCAAGAATTAATTGGTAATATCTGATACTTACCATTATCATAACAAAAAGTTCGTCTTGTCATTCCTTCAAGTATATATTCAAGATTCCTTTCTGTTAATTCTTCACCTTGTAAATCACCAAACTTTTTTGAACTATGGTAAAGATTAAAACCAATTGCAGTAATAAAAGGCATTATAGGTTCATCATATAATCTTATAAATCTAGGAACCCAATAAGGAATATCTTCAGTTCCTTTGAAAACTGTCCACATGCTTTTTTTATTTTCTTTGAAGTAACCACGAATAGATAGTTCAGGCATAAATTCTTTTGTCTGTTGAAGAATAATACTATGACAAATAGAAACTTCTCTTTTATGAGTAACAAAAGTTTTTTCAAATGTAGTTGTTGGTAAGGTTTGAAAAGAACATTTAAGACAAGTACCAAGAACAGGTTTAGGGGACTTCTTCCATTCACCCATACAAAGAACTTCAGTTCCTTCTTGTATTTTATCTATTGGTATTTGTCCTTTTTTAGTTGTTATCAGTTTGTACATCTTCTTGTTCTGCTATTGTTTCAAAAATAGAAGTTGGAGCAGTACCTGTTTTATCAAGTGAAGTATCAAGATTATTCTTCTGGAGATAATCAAGTAAAGCACTTGGAGTTTTATCATCTTTTGGTTTTTCAAGTGCCTTAATCATAACTTCACCCTTAATACAAGTATCAAAAAGTTTTCGTTTACTCTCAATAATATCTGTTTTTGATTTGGTTAATACTTGAACTGCTCGTACTAACTGTTCAGGGTCAAGTGCAAGTGTACCGTCTTCTATAATACCTTCAAGTGCATTAATTGCTTTTGATGTAGCGGTATTAAGTTTTTCTTCATAATCAGTAAAGTCTTTAGACTCCATCATTTTATGAAGAACATTGTGGATGTCTGGTAACATACTTTCTAAGTCGCTATTAGTCATCAGTTTCAATCTCCTCTACAACATCTTCAGGTATAACAGGAAGATAATAATGATTCAACAGTTTCTTTTCTTCTGAAACTACAATATATGATTCTCCATTATACTCTAAATATTCTTTCTTTTTATAGTCACTATACTTCCTATCATCATCTTCTATGAATTTTATGTTATGTGCATTCATTGCATTTAATCTTCTTTTTGAAGGAATCTTTAATGTCTGACCTTCAAAAATATGAAGTAACATAAAAAACTCATCACCTGCAACAAGATAAGCTGAAATTATCTTGTCCATGTCCATTTTATTTTTAATAGATAAATTAAGCATTAGCTCGTCGTTTTCTTTGTTGAATATCATTTCTCCCTCCTACTTCTTTATTCTTAGCCATCCACCAAGCAAAAGCAAGCATTGGTGCTGAATCTTTTTCTTCTATGTAATCTGCATATAACTCTTTTTTATTTACAATAACTCCTTGGGTATTACAGTACATGACAAAATCGTTCAAGTATTCATAATATGTTTCTTTTTCTTCTGCACTTAATGTATTCTTAATAACATCGTCTTCTGTATCAACTTCAGGCTTCTTTGCTTTGTTTTTCATGTATGTTCGCCAAGCTTCATTATTGATACGACTAATACAAAAAGTTTGAATTGTTGCTATCTTTGGGTCAAACTCATTTATTTTTGTAAGAAGTGCTTCCCAACAAATCTCATAGAATGTATCGAATTCCATGTCGTAGAATTTCCAATTCCAAAAAATTCTCTTACACCAATATTCAAAATCATGAATAAACTCTGGCGTAAATTTCCCTGTGGTAACATAACTTTGAAAACCTGTGTATTTTGACATAGTTATACCTCTACTGTACCTGCCAAACCATAGTTGACTTTTATAATACCTTTATACCGTATTGATAATTGATTTATAAGGACAGCATAAGGAGTATATTTTATAGGGTGCCACCAAACATAATTACCTGGTGTTAATTTAGTCTGTCCGTGAAATATTGTTTTATATTTCGGGTGAACTGTTACAGGCTTAAATACCTGAACAACAGCACCTACAATAAGTTGTTCTTCCTTCTCAATCATAACAGTCCTCAGCATCTACTAAATATGAATCAAGATTATATGAAATTTCCATATCCTCGCTTACAGAACTATTTAATCTATCTACAGCAGTCTTTGCAAGTTCTTTATTCTTTTCTGAATAAATCTTTACAATCCTTTCACTACCGTTGGTTAAGTCAAATCTTGTGATAATATAAACTTTCATAAACTTCTCCTTTAGATAAGTTGTATTGTTTTTTCAACAAGCTGCAACTCACAATTAAGTTTCTGTGAGAGGTTTTGTTTATGACTCTCAAGTTGTTCTTTAAGGTCACAAGACATAACTACAGTACCATCAGGTTTCACCAACTGATATGTTTTCTTTGGTGTAGACTGATTAATGTTTACAATTCCATCTTTTCCAAATGCAGGCATATTTTATTTCTCCTTTATTGTATCAAGAAATCTCAATGAGACAGCAGCTACCTGAACTGCTTCTTCTGCAAGGCATAATGCGGTTTCCCTCATTTGGTCAATATCAAGTTTAGCTACATCATCATGCCTTATCCCTTTCCATATATCATCTAACAGTTCAGATATTGAATCAATATCTTCCTTACATTCTTCACACTCTTCTTTAAGTATCGCATAAGCTTCATAAATTGAAGCATAGGTTTTGCCATACTGTTTTGTAATATGTTCATATTCATTTTGAATTGCAGAATGAATGTTATTGAAAGCGTCTTTATCAATCATCTTCTTTACCTACCGCAAGAATATCATAAACAGAAACAATATCGTGGATAACACCGTCAATTGTCATTTCAGTATTAAGACCTTTTGGATAATAAACATAATCACCTGGTTTAATACCAATCTCTTTAATGTCAGGATTAGTGCCAACATCAACTACAGTACCTTCATACTTTCGTTCGTGTTTAGTTGCTGTCAGGATAATACCAGACTCTGTTTTCTCCTCTTCATCTGCAACCTTTACTAAGATTCTTTCATTCAATACTTTCATTTAGAACTTTTCCTCCTGTCTGTTCCATTAATATATCTAAACAGTCTTCTTCCGTGATAGGTAAAAGACTTCGTTTACAATGTGATTCAACTTTGTTAATAAGATTGTCAGGAATTTTTGGTACACGACCAGAACCGAGTCTCTGTTTAACAAAATAGTATTTCATTAAAAGGACATACAAATCAACATAATCTGATTCTTGTAACTCAACACCATCGTCGTACTGTAAAGGCGAGACATGATATCTTTGTAATATTTCTTTAACGTTCATATTACAAATTATAGACTGAAAAATGTAAAAAGTTAATAATTTTTTAATTGTTTATATAGATTGAAAAAATTCAAAACAGAATAATAATAATCACAAAGATTGTTAAATTCTTTTTCAACTACAGGAATATAGCCATGTTCTCTATAGAAAATATCATGTTGTCTTTCTTCATAAAAGATTTGTTCTAAGACTTCGTTAGTAAGTCCATTAAATGATTCTGGACTATTCACATCTTCTAATAAGAGTTTCTTTTTACGAAAAGTATTATATGAACATTTAATTGTATTAATATATTCTTTAGCTTCCATTATTGCCCTGCCTCCATAATCCAATTTCCAATTTTATCTTGAATAGGTTTATCGTGGTTTTCTGCTTCTCTCTGTAAACTTGAAACATAATCTAAAGTAACATCTTCTGCCTTAATACCTTCTACGAAATTCTCGATACTTTCATCAAGTGCTTTCTTTTCATAACCATTATGATTAAATTTCTGTTCAAGTCCTATTGGAACAAAAGTTATATCTTCTGTATCAGTATCGACAATATAGACGCCTGGAGTATAATCTTCAAAGTCAGCTGCCTGTCGCATAAGACAACCTGAATTAACGACATGACGATGATTTGAAACATAATGGAAATTCTTATGGTAATCACCAGTAAAGATAAATTGTGCATGAGGAAATTTTTCAAGTAAGGATTCAGGTGTTTCACATTCGATAAAGTCCGGTTTATCTTTACTTGGAATTGTGAGAACATGCTTAAAGATTAATTTAGCATCACCATAATCGTCTTCATCAAAATTACAGGCTTTAATATAACTTGTATCTCTAGTCATATTACGAACAGACTTTGAATTAAGAAGTACACCAATTGCAGATTTTGGAATATTAGAACTACTGTGATTTATGAGGTCGTGGTTACCGGCAAAAATATACATAGGAGTTCCTTGTTCATCAGCTTCCTGAGCAGCTTCCTGAAGAAGATATGTACATTCGTTTGTAGATGTTCTTTCACTATGATACAAATCTCCACCAACGTCTATTTCATCAACGTTATTTTCTTTTGCAATTTCAAGAACTCTATGTACAGATTTCTTTTGAAAATCCATCCATTCTTCAGGTGTTGCTTCAATACAACTTGGTACAGTACTTCTTATATGCCAATCAGCTGTTATTAAAAATTTCATTCAATCCACTCCTTTATCAATATAAACAGTTTATTGTTTAATTTTCTTTTTTCTTCGTCATTCATTTCAAGTGATATGATACTGTTATTTCCGTCAAGCTCTAAATCTAGAACTGCTTCAGGAATCTTATTCTTGATAAACTCACATACTTTATAACATACATACTCACGCCAACCTGTAAACTCGATTCCATATATCGTTACAGGTATCTTACGATTAAGTAAATCATACTCCCTACAGCCTTTAGAAATCTTTTTGTATTTATGGTATGAGAGATTTATAAGTTCTTCAATCATATCTTCTGTAGTCATATCTTTAATTATAGAATCAAGGTAATTTCTAATATTAATGACAAGGAGTAAAATTATGAGAACAATATTAAAATATGGCGAACAAACAATCGTTGGTGAAAACATCAACAATTACGCAACTAAAGTATCAATCAAAGAAAGACCAGACCTTGGTTCTATTCTTCTGTTTAAGACTGCTGAAGAATTTGAAGAGGATACTTTACTTAATGCAGGATTACAACTCATTAATCGTGAAGTAGAAATGGACTTTGGCACCTTTATCGTAAACGGTGATAAGATTATGCTTAAAGGTCGTGAAGATATTGGATATGTCGAGATGGAAGGTGGTTATGATAAATCACATCTCTTTACAATGTATCAGAATGTCTGGGAACCTATTCTTAAGAAAGAAGAAAGGAAAGCTGCAAAAGAACAGAAGAAAGAAGCTAAACATGACTTTTCACTCTTCTCTTAAATCTCCACTATAACCCACTTTATCGTTAAAAAACACCGGGTCTTTTAGAAAAATAGTATAATAACACTATCACATCTAAAAGACCCTTTATTATAAAAAAAGTTTATCCATATTCTAATTTTTCCTATACATAATTTTTATTCTATGTTATTATTAAGATAACTTAAAACTTTAGGAGGAATAAATTATGGAACTGATTAATGCAAAAGGAAAAGAACTTTGTTTGATGTCATTAAAGATGGCAAGTGTTATGGCAACAAATCCTGACAACACTTTGCAAGTTATGTACCAGAGAGTAGGAGACGAATTTCTGTGTATTGTTAAGAAGTATGGCAGCAAGACAAACCCTGAAGAAGCAATCACAATCACTCCTAAAGAATATGTAGACGGATTTAAGAAGTGCGTAAAGGAACATTGGTTCTTCAACTTCTTCAAAGATAACAAGATTATTACTTGGAGGTAGGATTATGAATAAAGTTTTTGAAACAAATTACGGACTGTTTATCTTGAACGGATGCGAACTTACATTGTCAGGTTCAGGAAAGTTCATCACCATCGAAAACCCAGACACTTTGGACGAAAAGCGTCTTGAAAAAATCTATTGGGTTTTCTTTGATGGTCACTTTGATGAAAATAGTCCGAAAGAAAAACTTAGCATTATTGCTAACGGTTTACAGGCTATACTCCCGAAATCGTTTTAATAACTTTGTCTAAACAATCGAGGGTAAACTCAAGTTTATTTTCTTCAGGGAGTCCGCTACCACTTACCTGAACACCGTTTTCAGTAAAGTCTAAAGTGATAACATATTTCATGTTCGCATTTGGAACTACACTGAAATCGATAGTAAGATTGTCTGTAGACTGTTTAGTCATCTCAGAAGCAAGTTTAGGATTTACTGAAAGGATATCTTTAATTGCTTTCATTACTTTATTAAGTTGTTCTTCAGGTTCACCTGTAATATTTTTATTTTTCATCGCATTATGAAAATCCATTAGATTCTGTTTAATCCAATTTGCCATTACCACAGTACCGTCTGACTTTGCACAACCTGTAACATTCATTCCATTGTATTTTGATTTCTTTTTCTTACCAGTATCAATTACGTTATCTTCTTCATCACCTACTGTAAGATTCTCAAAGGCAGAAACTATCACATTATTTTCTTCTTTATCTACAGAATTAGTGATGGCAGCATCTGTGTCATCATCATCTTTTGTATCATAATAGTCCTGTACAAAATCATGAACATTATCTTCTTCCTGACTTACTTCTTCTGTAGTTTCATTATTACCTTCTCCCTCTGAATATTCCATTACATTGTCTTCTTCTGTTTCCTGGGTATCTTCTTCCGCCTGTTCTTCCTGTGTATCTGTTACATTGTTTTCTTCCTGTGATACCTGTTCAGTATTCTGTTCTTCTAAAGGTTCTTCTTCTGTCTCTCCTACGGTTCCATCATAATGTTTACCTTCAAGAGAATCATACTTTTCAATAGCTTCATCAGCTGTAAGTCCTGTTGTCTTTTTTGGAATGCGGAACTCATTACCGTTACGATAAAGCTGCCATACAGAATAAGTTTTATCAGCTGGATTTCCAACAAGAACTTTATAATTACCGCCATCTTTTTTATTCATAAGGTCAATCTTACCAACCTTAGCCTTACTGAATCCTTTCTGTTTTCGTATAAGGTCCTGTGCCTGTTCAATAGAAATTCTATCAGTAAGCCAATCGACACCTTTATTAATTTTTCCCTTTATCTTATCAACCTTATCTTTAATACCATACTTTATTTTGCCAAGAGGATTGAATGAAAGGATAAGTCCTGAATTAATACTGTCTATAAACAGTTTGGTAATCATATCTACTGATACACTATCACCTTCTTCAATCTGTGGGAATATGTTTATATTATCATCTATTTCGTCTACAACCCATTTACCGTTTCCAACAAAGGTTGCAACAAGGTGTGTTTCAGTACCTCTCGAATTAAATGTAAGGTCAATATCATTTCCACCGGTAATAAGTCCATCAGAAAATATTCCTGCATTACCGAGTTTATTCTTAATAACTGTAGGCATTTTTCCTGTTACTTCAATCATAACTGTATTTCTCCATATATAATAATATGTAATTTTAGAGAAGATTTTATAAATTTTTCCTTTACATAATTTATTTTATTTGTTATTATAATTACATAAATTAAATGCTTTAGGAGGCAGATATGGGATACGAATCAAAGTTGGTAGTTGTTAAGAAGTGGAATTTTGATGCTAGAGTTTCTTTTGGAGAAACTATCGCAGAACTTAATCTTTGCGGAATGCCAAACAGTTTCTTTCCAATCAACAAAACATTTGAAAACGAATTGGAAGAAGGTAAGAAGATTTTTATGGCTTCTGAAGAAGTAGATACAGACTGCTACAATGACAGACTCCGCTACACCACACCAGAAAAACTTCTTGATGTTCTTCGCAAGTGTGAAGATGAAGAACCTTACCGCAGAACAAGAATGGCTATTGATTTATTGAAGTCGTTTGAAGAAGATGATGATTGGTATGACATCTTTGTTTTCCATTACGGTTATTAATCAAGGAGGAACAGGTTATGAACGAATACATTTATATTCCAGAATGCAGAAGCAATTTTGAATGGTCTAAGAAAGTTGTAATTGAGGATTACGACAGGGACGAAGAAATCGAAATGGGAAGATTGCATCTTTCTTCACATACAGTTATCGCAATGCTTAATGCACTTCCTGAAGGCGTAAAGTGGAATCCTTATACGGAACGGTTTGAGAAGGACGGTAAATCAATCTACTGATTTTCATGCCATCTTCTGAATAACTTCTTAGTAAAATTTTCAGCCTGTCTGATAACTTCAGGCAGGTTATCTATTTCAGGATTCTCTTGTAAAAATTGTTCTTCACTTATTACATTCTGATTAGCATCAATAAACTCGTGGTAGACAAATACATCACTCACTGTTTCATACGAATAAGATTTATATCTAACATTACCTGTTTCTGAATTAAAACTTGAAGGTTCATCGTCATAGTTTGTTTCCGTATCAAAATCATCTATGTAAACAATAATCTGAGAATCTCTGTCGTAGATATAAAATGAAGTAGAACCATAATCTTCAACATTATCCATATAGAATTCGTCAATATAATTAAATAAAATTCCGTCAAGTTCAACACTCTTCATGTTCATATCATGCCTCCTAGTTTATCCTTGCCTTAAATCCGTCTGATACAAGTTTTAACCACCTTGCATAAGTTTCTGTATAATCATTAGATTCAAATACAATAAATGAAATACAGTAACCGCAATCTATTAATTTAGGCTTATAACCAAGTTCTTTAAGTTTTTTGGCTACATCCCAACAACTCATAGAGTTCTGGTATTCACCCACATAAATATTATATTTACTGAACATTTATACCCATCTTTGAAAGTACATAAGTAATTGCTGCTGCTACAAGTACCTTAAATATAAAATCCATTATATACTGCCATTTCTCAGCCTTCTCTTTTAAAGGTTTCTGTTCAAGTGCTTTAAGACGAACGTCATGCGCGTTGATTGCCTGTAAAAGTTCCGTCTGCTGTTCACTCAAATCTTTAATATCCCGTTCCTGTAATTTAGTTTCAAGGACTACTGTTCTTAAATCCTTAATACTATCTTCAATCTGAGACAACCTGAAATTAACTGTTCCAAGGTCTACATCACATTTATGTTCCGTTGTTTTTTCTTTTGCTGTTCCTGCCATAGGTCTTACTTCCTTTTATTTGTAATCTATAAAAATATATAAAAACCACCTGTGGAAAACAATAAAAAACCACAGGTGGAAAAAATCTGTTAGGAGAGATTTTATGAAGACAGGGAAATGATTGAAAACCTGCCATAAAAAATATATAAAAAAGGAGCCCGATAAAACTTACCGGGCTCCCACTTTAGGAGGTGCTCATGTCAATATGAAACACTTATTATTAATAATAGAATTAACGTTTATTTAATTTCGATTTCTTCAACATCATACCCTTCAATCTCAAGAAATCTTATTACATACTCACCCCATACTTCCCATTCTTGAATATACGAATCATACTGTTCTATGACTTTCGCATATTCTTTAATGTCATTTGGATTTTTTATTTCCTTTATTTCCTTTAGAGGTCTTGGATACAGAACTGCTTTTTCTGCTTTCTGTTTGCTTACGCACCCTGTCATTGTTATTCCTGATAATATCATTAACAATATTACCAACTTCTTCATTAGTTTCTGCATTGTTTATCTCCTGAATTTTTTCCGTTTCTTTATCTTTTATCTTTTTTGTTTCTGACGCTACTTCAACCGCAGCTTCAGCTTTTTCCTTTTCGCTCTCAACATCTTTTCTAAGTTCTTTCATTTCTTTCTTAGTCTTTATCACTTCTTTTGTAGAGAAGACAGCGAATAAAAGAACACTAGCAAATATAAGGATTCCAATTAAGGTTGCGGTCATATTCATTTAGACCTCCTTCTCGCCAATCTTATTGAACAGTTTCTGGAAAGCCTTGAAGATAGTGTCATAGAAAACTACTGCACCACTTACACCAACAATACACTGAAGTACAAGTTCAGGACAAAATATCCCGATTGCACTCATACCAGCTCCAACAATAATGGTAACGAGGCTCCATACCTTCTTACCGCCTTTGCCGATAAAGTTTTTAATCAGCTCTGTTACACCAACTGTAGCAAGAGCAACTTCCGTGATTTTAGCCCAATCCATTTTTAGTCCTCCTTTGTTTCCATTCCGACTTCTATTTTATTGCCTATCTTCAGATGTACATTCTTAAATGTCTTTCTGATGATAAAGCAGATAAATGCAACTATAAGACAGCCACCGATGGCAAGCCCACCAATAAACGCAATATCACCAAAGGTAATATCATCATCTGTTTCTACTTCTTCATAGTATTCGTATTCTTCTTCCATTATTTCTTCCTTAGAACACCGAGCATGTTCTTCTTACTTCTTACATTAACTTTTGCACCGTCCTGTTTGAATCCATCCTGTTCAAATACAATAATACTATCAGTACCAAGTAATCCTAAACAGATTGCAACATGACCATATTTATTTGTAGGTGAACTGTCCCATATTACAACATCACCCGGCTTTGGTGATTTAGTTGAAGAGCGTGTAAAGTATTTTTTCTCTAAAGGCATTTTATTGTAATCAAGGTAAAGGTCTTTTGCACCACCTGTAGTTGTACAAGGTCCGGTATGTTCTTTAATGCCTTCCTTTTCTTTCCAATACTGTCTTGCAAGGTCTACGCATTGTGCTCCTGCATAATTATCAAAATCCACCTTTACACCATTGTACTTGTTTACGAATTCTTCCAATGTCATTTTTAATCCTCCTCAAAATTTTTATAATCATATTCTTCATAATGAGTATGATAATACTCAGTTTTGAATATCTCTTTAAGGCTGAACTTAGGACCAACTTTACATTTTACATCTCGTCTAAACAGTAAATGAAACCAAGTAACAGCGTCATTACCAGTAACATATTCCCTTATCCGTTTTACTTTATTTTTAAGACTGTAGAAAGGATTAAACCAGCACTTTACATCGCCATAGGTTGTAAGTTCATCAATAGATAACCTTGCGTAAGACAATAAATGTCTGACTGCTATTTTAGCCATTGCACTTCCAAGACTCCAACCCCTCACACATCTTTTGTAATCCTGGTGTGAAAGACAAGCAATAACAAAATCATTTATTGGTTTATTGTTTGTTGATTTATAAATCTTTGCATAACCGTAGGTAATCCAGAAACAAGTCTTATCTAATTTAAGTGGAAATGGGAAGAATAGAAAATTATGTTTCCAATCTGTATTACTGTCAGTTTCTTCAAATAAAAGAACTACTTCTTTTTTATCGTCATCAACATAAACCTTATAGTCTACATCAATACCAATCTCAGTATAATCAGAAGTATGTTTAATGTCATAGAATTTCTGTTGTTCTTTAGTCATCTGAACGGTCCTTGTATCCGTTTAATTCTTTTATTGTATCGTATACTTCACTAAGTCCATCATAATATTCACTAATCATAAACTCAATATCTTTATCAGATTGTCTCATAATTCGGTATAATGTATCAAGACATTCACCAAACTGTTTAAAATTATTTTCATCCATAGTTTTATTCTCCTATAGAAAATATGTAAAAAAGACCCTACAGTAGAATACCATAGGGTCTTTTCTGATTAAGGAATTAAGAAAGTTTTATTTCTTAGCAACTTTCTTTACATCTTCCTTAATGAATCTTGCACATACACCAAGTGCAGCATTGCCAATGATTGTTACAGAACCACCCCAAGCACTAGCTGTTTTGGCATCCATTTTACCTGTTACTCCAAGGTAAACAAAAATAGCATCTGCGGCAACTTCAGCTGCAGTTACAAGACCTACGATAAGGTCATAAAGATTCTTACTCATTTTGAATCTCCTCCTATAAATAAATATATAGAGTTTAAGCAATGCAAATTGCAAGTTTATTGTTCTGATTTCTTACTGATTGAATTTCGTAGTGAGATGTCGGGTACTGTGGTTCAAGAATATCACTAAATAATGTATCGCTTTTCTCAACCACGATTTCTTCCTGTGCCAGACCGAGGTGGCACAGGTCGGTAAGGTAATCATTAAGTTCATAGACCTTCATAATCCTGTTCCTCCTGTTATTTGGTTTATATCTGTAATAATAACATTAAATAAACAATTTGTAAACAGGATAAGGTTATAAATCTCCTTTATAACCGTTCTAGGATTAAAAATTTAAGGGGTATTTAGTGAATTTGGTATAATTACACTATCTACCCTGTTTGAATGCGTTATAGACAATCTATGAGTGGTTTTTCTTGTCTTTATGAAATGTAGTAATACAAATTGATACAAAAAATATAATAATCAATACACCAGCTAGTATAAGCATTTATTCTTCTTCTTTGAATATATTGAACAATGGGAATCTGAACTTCTTTATCTTTCTTAATTCCTTCATATGTTCAATTGCATGTTCTGCAGCAATGTTCAGGAACAAACTGTCGTCACATTTTATACATTCCACTTCAGTCAGGCGTTTATTGGCAATAAATTTATAGTTATCCTGATAATCATATCTGCCATCTGTTGTTAAACCTTTAACCGTAACTGTTATCATATAAGAGTTTCCATAACAACATTCACTCTTAACATAAACTTCATGCTTGGTTTCTTTTTCTTTTGCCATGCTATTTAGTCTCCTTCTCCAAGAAATGATAAACATACATTTCACCGTTTAATACAGCACTTGTAATATGTTTAACTTCAAATCCTTTGCATATAGCTTGATTAAGTTGTTCTACACATGTTTTGTTCTTTTCCTGACTTCTTTTACTGAATGTTACAGGAATGGTTGTTATCACTCTGTATTCTTTCATTTTATTTCTCCTTAAAAGATTCTGTTAGTTGGTACGTCTACCAAACTTAACCAATACTCTTACCGGAAGACAAAACAGAAAATGCCTTATACGTTTATCTCACTGTAACCCTGTGTGAAACGTATAAAATAAGGATTGGTGAGGAGTGGACTTGAACCACCGACCAAAGGCATTCATCGGCTTATCCTTTAATACCGCAAAGCTCTACCATTCTGAGCTACCTCACCAAAATGGTTCTAAGTGCGAAACTAAAACCCATCGCCCCTTTAAGTGCTCCTTAACATAATTGCCGAGAGTCTGTTAGAACCAATATAGGTACTGATTGGACTCGAACCAATATCCCAGAATTACTTCTCATAGCATTAACCGTTATGCTTACAGTACCTATGTCTGTTTAAGTAAGACACCAAACCTTCGTTTGACTATGCGTTTCCAAATGTTTAATCAAGGTCTCCTTGTTTACGCATAACTTTTAGACCTTTAGATTGGTTCAGGACTTGAACCTGAATCTCAGGATGGAACCTTTACAGGATACGTCTCCGGTGTTCTACTAGTTAAACTAACCAACCAATTTATTTTAATATTAGAATCTATTCAAACAAAAATTCTTCTGTATTCTCTCATTCTATTTCCCCTTATTGTATATTTTCTTGTTTCTCAAAGCATCCACATATTCATCCCTGCCCTTAAATCCATACTTTACAACATCAACGGCAATCATCTCAGCCACAATCCAAGACGAAATCATATCATAACCGGACATAGCAATTTCAGAAACAATGTTATGAATCTCGTCTATATCCTTATGAGACCATTTAAGCAGCCATTTAACTTTATTATTCTGACCACTCGGATTCCTATGGTGTTCAATTATATTAGTTCCTTTTATACCCTGATTCTCTTTAATGATATTGACAGCCATTTTATTTCTCCTCTAATTCATCAATAAAAATCAGTTCCTGAGCATACGGTAAACTTCTTGCCCATTTAATAAATGATTCACTCCATTCTGTAAGTTTGTGGAATCGCCTTTGCCCTTTACTGCACATTGCTAATAAATTTTCATAATCCATTGTAACGGTTCTTTTCTGCAACCAAGATTCAGGCAACAACCTTATCAATTCTTTCCAATAGCGTTTATCTTTTGTTTCATTGTATTTTTGTCTAAGCCATTCAAGATAATTTATGAAAATAAACCACATTCCTTCATTATCAATGTTACCACCCATTAACGTTTTTTCCGACATAAAGTTTTCAAAATCATCCATTTCAAAACATTCTTTAGTTATTGGTGTACTTGCCAACTTGTGCATTGTGGAGCAGGAATTGCTCACTGTACCAACTTTGTAGGTGTCGAACTCTTTCCACCAATAAAGCGGAGCGGTTATATCAACTGATACAAAAATCTGCCTCATAAACTTCCTATGCTCTGAACCTGCTTTTATCAGGCTTTGTGCAAGTTCCATATCATTTCTACCAATAGCAAAATCCCATCTTCCAATTTTTGAACATTCAGTTCCACCTAATTTATCTTGAGAACATTTTTTACAATCAATTTCAGAACATATCCCACTATCAGATTTACCCCAACTTTCTTTAGGGTTACGCATTCCACGCAATGCACCTTCGAAATTAAATACTTCTGTATTTTCAAACTTCATTTCTTTTCCTCTTTCTCTAACATTTCCTTACTCCACTTACAGTATTCTTCGTAATAAGGACTTTCTTTAGGACAGAACATCAGGCAATCCTTAAACTGTTTTTCTGCATTTTTAAGTTCTTCCTGAAGTCTTATTCTTTCGTTACACAAATAAGTTTTCTGTTCCTTTAGCTTATTGTTTTCATCAACAAGTTCCTGATATTCATTACCATTCCTTAGCCAAATCTTTAATGACTTGCAGCAATCAGAACAAAGTTCACAACTGTTACTGTTTATTGTTTTCAAATCACCATCTGATGTTGAATACTTTTCTGAAATAACAAGATTCCTGAACTTGAATCTCAGAACATTAAAGAAGGTAATATCTTCTATCTGTTCTTTACCACATCTTTTACAAATAAATACGATTTGTGTTCTCATTTATTTATCTCCAAAACAATAATTATAGGTTGGTTCATGCCACTCATCATCTTCCCACTTACGAACAGCAATATTTATGTAATCTATTTGTGCATCGTCATATTCAAAATAGTAATAGTTTGTAGATATTCTTCCTGTACGTCTGTCCTGAACCTGACCTTTACCCTGTGACAGCCACATAGCAAGTTCTTTATTGGTGATGTGTCGGTCTTTCTCAGATTCTTTAGAACCGATACGGTATGTCCGGTTTCCTTTATTACCTGACATAATATGGCATGTATCACTGACCATTTCCTGTAAATTTCTCCATTTATCTACAGCACTCTGATATGCGTTTCTTACTGAAATATAAATATGGTCTTTAATCCATTCTATCTGTGCATCGGTAAAATCCATATTATCGGTATAACTCATTTCATAGTTTACTCGTTTTCTAGCAAATTCCTCTGCGTCCTTACTGTAAGATTTTATTTCGCCTTTATTACTAAAGTAATAATTATCAGTTTCGCAATCATCAGGTTTAACCCTTAATTCATAACCCGTGGTATCATCAAAAAATGTTGGACACGAATCATTATCCCAATCATTCCAATCTTCTTTATCTCTGTATTTCCATTGAAGTTTCTCACTTTCGTTATAGGCTTTCTTTACTTCATAATTAGGGTCATAATAGGCAAAAGTATAATTGCTATCATAATACTTTGTGGCAAACGGTTTTATATTATTTGAGGAATGATGAAGTTCTGTCATTGTATCAGTACATTCACTCACTTGCTTTTTTATATGTAAAATATCTGTTGCCACAAATCCTTTCTTACCTTCAAGTTCGTCATCCCATTCAAAATAAACATATTTCTTGTCGTATAATTCCATAATTTTACTCCTTATTATAATAATAGAATTACACTTGTTTCAGGAATTGTTCTGTTTTCATAAGGAAATCATGTCTTCGTTCATACCTTGTTTGATTATTGAACGCATCAAAGAAATCGTCATACCAGAATTTAAGAAGTTCTTTTGCTGTTTTAAGTTGTTCCTTATTCTTATTATAACATACACTGCAGTCTGAATTATTCTCAGCAAGGTTTTTATTAAGCTGCTCAATTTCCTGTGACAGATTACCTATATATCTTCGTAATATCTCACTTCTGTTCCAGGGTATGTCTTTTATAATATATTCTACAGCATCTTCAAGACTGTCAAAACGATTTCCGTCTACATATACGATTGGCTTGAAATTATATTTTTCCGCTGTCATACTTATTCCACCTTTTCCCAATTTTCAAGGTATTCATCTGTAAACCATTCTGCACCGGTGAAAATATGAGATACTGCCCCTTCCCTGTAGTCTATTCCTATAACCATCATTGAATGAGTATGATTTTTATTCTGAATAACATCTCCAAGTTTCAGGTCAGTCCATTTAAGACCTTCCGGTTTGATACGGTATCCAATAGTAACGTCCCAAACAGGTCTGTTATCACAACAATCTTCCCAACCATTTCCTGAATTATATTGAATGGTCTTACCATCTTCCCAGGCTGCTATTATATCAGCAAACTGTCTTCGAGAAGTATACCAGTTCTCACACTCATCTTCAGTACCTTCAAACAGTTTGGTCTTGGCACCATAATCTTTCTTAACAGTTTCCCATCTATCACTTCTACAAGATGTAAGATAATAATCTTCAGGATTAGACGACCCTCTGTGAAGATAAACAATCCAATTCTTTTCTTTTGGTGTTGATACAAGATAGGCAAGATTATAGCTTTTATCGTCACAATTAAATCTTTCCGCATAATACTCAGGCATAATGTTTGTAATAATACTTGTATCGCAATCATCTTCAACATATTGTTTCAACTCATCTATAGTATCTGCAACAATAACCTTGCTACCAATTTCTAATTCATCTGCGTTCAATGCGGTATAACATCTTTCGGTTAAAAATTTCATTATTTACTCCTTATTATAATAATAGAATTAGTCGATGTTTTTAATTACCATTTTTATTAGCCCTACCAGAGCAGCTACCAAAAACATATAACCTGAAGTTTTAAGATAATCAATAAATGTAAGATGATAACCTGTTGTAATTTCCATCGTCTTTATTATCTGTCTGAACAAAGGAATTGATTCTGAAGCCCACAATACGCAGGCATTCACAAATATACAGATAATTATAATCAATAAAACCTTGAATATGTCTTTCATAATTTTACTCCTTATTATAATAATAGAATCACTGTTACTTTCCGTCATCCTCATCGATATTCATATTTGGATTATTCTTCATCAATGCTTTTGCAAACTTGATAGCCTTTATACATTCATCACACAATCGAAATGTGGTATATCTTGCTTCTGACTGAGTTATTGGTACTGCTTTACCGCAAACACCACAATTAATAGCATAACACAACTTATCACTTATCGTCATTTTTATTTCTCCTCTGTATTAAGTGCCTTCTTCAAATGTTCTTGAATAAACATCTGATTAAAATCATCTATAACATAATGATTAATACTAGATAAAATTCTATTTGCAAATACAGGCTTTGAATATATGTCAATTAATCCTTTATCAGCTAGAATGTTTGTATACATAATCAAGAAGTGGGAAAGATTATCACGAATATCTTTTGTAACTTCATTCCATAACTTATCTCGTTCTTCCATAGCGGATTCAAAATGAGCATTATCAGGGTCAAATAATTTGACAAGTTCTTCTAATTTTTCAAACAGTTCATTATCACTCATAGTTCTAAAATCCCTTAGTTACAGATACAGTATCGAGAGTTCCAACAAACAAGATATGAATATCGTCAAAGATAATATTCAGGCTGCGGTCATAAAACTCTTCTCCTGTATGTTCGTGATAATATTCCCATGAAACAAACTTGATGAAGTTACCCTTTGGGAATTCAAACTTATTACTTTTTCCCGGAAAATAATGATAATCAATCTTACCATCTATCTTATCTCTGAAATCTAACGAAAGGTCTTCTGCATGATTCATTCCGTATGGTGTAATGTAGATTACATTCTTACCTTTCTTTACAAGTTTTAATGCCTGTTTAAGACAGCGAGTTGTCTTTCCTTTACCTCTATTCAGTTCAATCTTTTTCATTTATCTTGTCTCCACTATATCACAATAAGCAATTTCTGATTTTGGTACAATACGAAGCCACAAATTTCTTACAAAGGCAATTTTGATATAATCAGCTGTATGTACTGTTCTCCATTCCCAATCTATGGCTTTACGTTTTCTATCTTCTTCAGAATAACGATAGACTGGTTCAAGTACCTGAATGTTGCATCCATGATTAAATGCGTACTCAAGTTTCTTTAACCGTTTCATTTTAGATTTTTTCATTTCTCCTCCCATGTCATAGATTTTCATCAAAATAGTGAATTCTATGATATTCCTCATAATACTTTATTTCTTTATTCAGTTTATGAATATTATAGAGTGTACCCGGAAGAACTAACAGATAAGCGATGAAGAACGGAACTATGAAAATGAATCCTTCGTCATCCATTCCAAACTTCTTATACCATCCGAGTTGTTTCCAAGTCTTACGGTTTCCTGTCCAACGGTAACTCCAACCATAATCACCGTCATCGGCATAACTATCCCATTCTTCCCATAACATTCCTAGATAAGGATGCTTTGTATAATAACTATCTGTTACTATGCACATCTGACACCAGAATCCATATTTGAATGGGTGTAACAGTCTGTGAATCATGTCTTTTGTTTTATATCTCATTTATTTATCTCCGACCTCTATGTTCTTTCCAATCACAATAACGGTCCAGATTTTCTTTAGTCATTGGAAGACCTATAAAATCATCTTCTGTTATTTCTCGTTCCTCAACTAAATGAGAAAGTATCTTTGGCTCATGTTCTTTAATCCGCCTAAGACATTCCTCATGTTCAGCAACTTCTGTTGGTGTCATAGGTCTTTCGTGAATTACTTTAGTTGTATTCTGAACATTTGTTGTTTTTCTACTAAAGAAAGAACCTAGTAAAAACATGCCTAGTGCTGTCATTTTATCCCCTTCTACAAATAAAGAAATTCTTCAAGAACCTCATCATACTTCATTTCGTAGTCAATACTCTTGTCCCGATTAGTTAGATAATAGTCTGAAGATTTCTCACCATACTTGTTACATTTATCCTGAAGTTTACGGACTTTCTTTTCAAACTTTCTCAATCTGTCTAGTTCTTCATTATGTGCATTGAAAGCATCATATACAGCCTCAGCATTAATAAACCATTGTTCAGTAAAGTAATCATGATATGTTGTTTTATAACCGACTAATTTATCAACAGGGACTTTATTATCTTTGAGATACTTCTCCCACCAATCAGTAAATTCTTTATTGAACTTCATCTTCACTTCTCCTTATGTTCTTTATCAAGCCATTGGCATACAGCAGTACTGATAAAGAGAATCTCAAATACACCTAATGGAAAAAGAAACACAATAAATGCCTTTTCAATAAAGATGGCAGCACAAATCATTACCACTATGAATAAAGCAAGAATTACAATAGGTACCCATAGATGTTTATATATCCAATCCTTGGACTTCTGAATGAACTTGTCCCATTTACTTTCCAGCCATTCCCCGTTTGTCATTTCTTTCTCCTGAAAAACTTCCTTACCTTATAATAATAGAAATACCGTAATTTCGTGAAAATCTGCTTGAACGGATTCCTGTAGACTACTTTCATTCCGTAATTCTTTAACATATGACCGAGATTACATAAGAACGGTTCATATCCTTTAATCTTGTCCTTGAAAGCGACAGCTATAACATACTCATTTCCATACTCATCTGTTATGGTACAATCATCAAATCCGAATGTTTCAGAAAGATGAGTAAACTTCCATTCACCTTTGTAATCTTCAAGTGCGTCACAGCAGGTAAGCAGCATTGTCGATAATACACCCATTTATATCTCCTTTAGAAATCTATTTCAATTAATTCACCGGCTTTATTACCAAAACGGTCTTTACTTTTATTCCATTTCTCATAAACAAGAACTTCGTCAGGCTGATATGTGATGATAACATTCATAACTTTAGAAATAGTACACAACCAAGTATCACCTGTATAAGCGGAAAACTTGTTTGAATCATCATAAGTATAAGATACATTACCACCAATAGTCTTATAAGGTGGTTTACCGTCATTTGCTTCATAAATCTTAATTGTCATCATATTTACTCCTTTAAGGTAAAGATAATTTTATTTTTAAAATGAGAGTTCTCACCATTTTCTTTAAGAGTGAAAATACCGTTTTCTTTGTCTTCATATTTGTCATTAAGTCCAAACATAAAAAATACCTCAGTATCATCAGGTATATTTTCTATAAGTTCTTTAAGTCTTTTAATTGTCATTTTATCCTTCCTCCAATATAACTTTCGATTAATTCAAGGTCTTCCGGTTTGACATATTTAAGGACATAACCTTTACCGTAAGAATTATAATCAAACTCATCATTACCATACCACATGGAATATTTGAAAAGTACCATGTATTGTTTTGCGTCTTTATGATAAAGGATTCTGCCTTCAGCCATATTTCCATCTTCAAGCCTACAAATAACCTTATCCCTTTCTCTTAATGTATTTCCGTTTTTATCTACAAAATGTGGCATTTATTTCTCCTCCTTTATCTTTCCTAAAACCAGTTTGACAATATCCTTATTTTCTATCTCTCCAACAACCGGAAAATGCTCAGTATCTTTTTCAACTTCTTCCTGATTGTAATAGCCAATACCAGCTGAAAAGTTTTTACTGAAAATATTATGCACTTCAAAGCATCTGCCTATAAAGAAAAAGAAATATCGTTTATAAGGTGCATAAAGGTTACGATAAATTTTCATTTGTTTACTCTCCTTATGGATGCGGATTAAGAAAACTTCCACGATTTGACCTAGAACTGACTGCATATAGTAATGGAAGTCCTTTTTCTGTTATAATTTCAATTAGTTTTTTCATAGACAAAGGTTTTTCACATTCTTCACAAGGTATGGCAACACCTTCTTTATTCATAATCTTATGTCTAAGCCTACAGTTATAAAATTCTGAACTTTTTTCATTAACATAAAAATTTCTATCTAAGGCTTCACAGTTTTTGCAAGTTCTTTCCATTTATTCACTCTCCTTACTGATTCTTACAGTAATAGTATTTCCAGTTTCCTGGTTTACACAATCATAGACAAAATCCTTTCCATCATTGTTTACCTTAAAGAATGTTTCCATTTTATCGCAAAGAATATGCAGACAATTGAAGATTGCATTTGAATCTTCTTTAGTCATATTCGGAATAGCATAGTTTTTCATATCGAGTTTTTCCATTTATTCACTCTCCTTTGGAAGAACAATTTCTTTCCAAGCGTAAACCTTTATTGGATTGTTACTTGCAAAACAATGTAAAGATTTACACCATATATCTATTTCATAATAGAAACCACCATATTCAGATTTCAAAGCAACAAGATACTCCTTTTCAGTTTCGTCTTTCGGAAAATCTCCGTCTTTTACATAATGCCATTCATTAGCCTTGTTATAGCCGAACTCTGCACCTTTTCCCCAATGTTTTTTTATATCTTCATAATCACAATCGATAGAATGTTCTGGATGTTTGATATACCATTCTTGTTTATGATTTACTTCATCAAATGCGTAGTATTCTGCTTCTTTCTCAAACATAATTTACTCCTCAAAACAATAATCTTCTGTAGGACTATACCATTCACTATCACCATATTTCCTTACAACAATACGCTGACCTTCTTCGTTTATTGTGATTTGTGTATCAGCGTCTTTCGGGTCAAACCAATAAAAGTCATAAACCTTTCCAGAGTGAGAAGGTTCGTGTTTCCATTCACCATTATCTTCTGCCAACCATTCGGCTAACTGTTTATTTGTTATGTTTTTATTCATATTCTTCCTTACTCCTTAATTTCAGAAGTCTTAATATTTCTTATCTGTACAAGCGGAAGCCATTCCTCTTTATCTTCAAACTTCATCCACAAATAAGAATTGCCAAACTCGTATTCAACAGGAAAGAAATCTCTCTTGAATCCGTCAAACCAACGTACTGTAATTTTAATCTTTTTCATAATTTACTCCTTATCAAACTTCGGTTCACACCAAGCAACAACACCTTCCAGTCTGCCATATTCGTCTCGCCAACATTCGCCATCATAATAACCAGCACCTACATTAGTCCAAACATAACGATAGTCGTCAGGTACATCATCGTCAACAACTTTGTGCCATTGTGGTCTGCCTGCTTTAATTCCTGCAAGGAAACCTTTCATAGCAAAAGTCCAGCACTCACATTTTTCTTTGCAAAAATGATTTATGTTTTTACAAGTTGCACAACATTCTTTTTCAGCAAACTCTTTTGCCATTATTTCATCTTTCATTCTTTATCCCCTTGAATAATCTTATACGGTTCTTTACCATTTCCATTGTCATATAAAAATGCCACTAAATTACCATTTGATTTCTTAAATATAGTTTCATTACAGTGATAATTTTCAAATGCAGAATACAAACTGTACCATTCTTCTTTTGTGATTTTAATTACTTTCATTTTTCTATCTCCTTTAAGAGTTGTTCTGCTTTATTAATTAACTGTGGGTAACTATCTGCAAATCTTCCATCTGCATAAATGAGTTCCTTAATGATTCCTGTTGCTTCAATAAGTGTCTTCTCACATTCGTGATAGCCATCTTTATAAGCCTGTTTAACTTCCTGTTCACTACCCATATCATATTTTATTACATTATGATATGGTAGATTATCAAAATATTGATTTGTTTTATAATTAAGCATTTTCTTAGTCATACTATCATCTCCTATCTAGCAAGACATTCGTCTACAAGTTCACTCTTGGTAATACTGCCTTTCTCGCATATCAAGTTAAGTACCTTCTGTAGATTAAAAGCAGAAACACCATCAGCCCATTCAATGTCTACAACATCTACACCGTTTTCTTCTCGTACCTGATAAGCAAGCTGGTCTTCTTCGTTCAAGTCTTTAATATGACTGTTTATGAATGAACAGTTATTCTTTACTTCTTCACGAACTTCAGAATGCTTATCAACATGACCGCAAGGATTTTCCCAACAGTCTACGACAAGCCTGCGGCTACCGTCATAACTGAAACCTTTATGGATTGTATCGACACCTCGTTTCTTTCCGCACTTAGGACAATAGTCTGATATGGTTACTGTCATATTTGCCCAACCTTCATGCTGTTCACAACTTGGAATTGTTACCCTCATAATTTTACTCCTTATTACAATTATAGAATTAAACGAAATACTGAGAGTATTCAGGGTGGTCTGAGAGAATCTCTTCCTGAGACTTCTCACTCATTGGCTTACCATAGAAGTCATCTTCTTCACAGGGGTCAGAATAATCTGGCTCATCATAATCATCATAAGCTCTATCAAGTTCTAAGAGAGGATTGATTCCTTGTTTAAGTAATTCACGGAACTTATTGATGTCAGGGTTACCGCTATATCCGTTTACGCACATACACTCTTCACTTCGTGGTCTGTATCCGTAAACATCCTTGTACATGTCTGAATAGTCCTGACACATATTATTGAACTTTACGATGTCGTCCTGTGTTTCAGTTCCGTTTAAGATTCTGTTGTAGAATTCTGTGTTATCCATAAATCTGCCTCCTAAAGCATTTACTATACTTAGGATTATAACACGGAATAAAAATTATGTATAGGAAAAATGACTATAAATCTTCAAAACATTTTGGCATAACCTCTGGCCAATAGTTTATATTAAAACACCTTTCGTCAGTAACAAGAGGATGGAGAATCTTAAGCTGTTCTATTGTCATCTTCGGCTGCTCTTTCTTCATCTTCTTTACATACTCTTCAATCTTCTTACTACGGTACATCTTATGAGTATCTTTTATGCCGAATTGCTTCAGAATCGCTTTCATATTATCATAAGATATATTCAATTCCCTAGCATACTGTTTAGCGTTTACTTGTCTATCATACTCTTCTACAGTCTTTCTGATTATATCTTCAGCATCAGGACTCCACAATAAACCGTTATGGTCACCTTGTCCTACAGGCTCTATACCGTTATCGTGAAGTATATGAGTTATTGAGGCATTGGTTCTGTTGTATTTGTTTGCAAGGTATGTGGTTGAAATGGATTCCAATTTTGTTTCCTTTGATTAAATTTCTGAAGTGGACCATAAAAGAACATTATGGTTGTATCATTGTATTTATATGAATTCGGCATTACTTTACTGTTATCGGTAAAACCTAAAGTATCTGCACACCGTTTCCATTCACTTGTATCTATCTCTTTACTTACATCAACTTCTATCCTAGTCTTACTTGTGATGTAAACTTGAGCTTGTTCATTAAAGAACTTAATGATTTTCCATCTAAGTTCATTATTATCCAATTTTAATTTCCTCCCATCTCTCTTAATAACATACTGAACTCTTCCATAAGAACCTCAATATGATACTTTGGTAATTTCTTTATTTCCTTCTCGCTATATCCTATCTTGTTAAGCCACTCGTAGAACATCTTCATTTCTTTTCTCCGAGAATAACTTTCCCTTTACAGTAAGGACAAGACATGAATAGTTGTATCGGTGTAATATGTTTCTTCTTACATTGTTTCCAGATGTTTATCTTCCTGTCTATGCATCCTACATAGAACCAATCTGGGTTGTTGTTTATCTCGTTCCAATGGCAAGGAACAGGTACTTTTTCGTCTCCCATCTTTTTCTCCTTTTATTACATTATAGAATTCTGGTAGAGTAGAATTCTTATTTCTTTACCTTTCTCTATCCTGTAATTAGCAAGTGGAGAAATCTTTTCTACTAACTTATCTACATTCTTATCAGTATGACTAAATATCAGTATGATACTGTCGGTCGGTGGATAATAAGACTGTTTGATTAGCTCGATATTGTTCTCCTTCATTATCTTCTTTAGATTAGCTGCTGCAAGCTGTGTTCGTTTCTTCATTTTAATCCTCTATATAACTGTATGATTCGTCTTCACCATAAAGACTATCAGTAAACATTTTTAATTCGTCTTCTATATCTTTCTCTTCTTCTGTGCTTATCGTACTAAAGAAACCATCATCTGGTATCTTAATCTTCTCAGTTTCCTTCTCTATCATCATTGTTTCATACTGTACATGCTCTCTTGTATAAAGATGGAAAGTTGCACCTTGTAAACCATCAAAACAGTCTTTGAAGTAAATAGGGAGATTTGGGTTAGGGTTATTAGGGTGGTCTACCTTATTAGTAGATAAGTCTTTAATTAAGTTTATTAATTCATGTTCGAGGGGTTTATAGAAAGGAAGTTTATATCTACCCATTTTTGCAAAGTTTAATGTTACCATAGCAGGTACAGGGTCTTTATCTACTGACAAATACTCACTCTTATCGTTCCCGAATATCTTCTTACATTGTGGAATAAGGAAATCCTTCGCATAATGGTCCCCACTAATAAATGCGAAGTTTACCCCGTTATCTCTCATGTATAGCAATAACTGTAATATCTTCTCTTGGTCAATCTGGTTATCAGGTATCTTATTATTCATAAACATACGAACGGTAAGAATACTCTTTATGTATCTGTCTTCTTGGTCATAATATAATGCACTAAATCCAGTATGGTCATGTTTCTGGGACGCGTCTATATGTACATATACATTCTCACCGTGATAATTCTCAAGTGCTACATCAGGATTCCAAATCTCACTTGGTACTGTACTGTCATATATACCAATCTCTGGAATATCTTTATTGAAAGGATTCTTTAATGTCTTATCCCATATCTTACATACTACAGAAGGGTTCATATACTTATTAGAACCACTCATAGCCTTACCAGACATATTGGCAAGGGAGAATATTAAATCTTCTTCGTAGAACTTTCTGATTGATACAGGAACCATTTCTACCAAGTCTTTATTCTCGTCTAAGAACTCATTTACTGTAATACCATATGTTTCGTTTATTCGTCCAATAGTCGATTCGTCTACATTATCTACTATGAATGGTTCTATCTCACCGTTTCCGATAAAGATTGGGAACTTTTCTTTACTGAAGTTCTTAGGGTTAGCTTCGTATACAGAAGCCTCCATTATTACTGTATCACCTTCTTTCTTTGCTTTCTCAAGTTCAAGTGCAACAAATGAAGAAGAGGTTGTGGTAGACGAGATAATGCCACTAAATCCACCCCACGTTCCTTTTTCGTTACTATAGGTCATTACAGAACGCTGTCTCATCTCTTGGAACATCTTTTGTGTTTCTTCAACTTCTGTTCCTTGTGCTACTTTTCGTACATTAGCTTCGTCTAGAATACACCCGAGCATATCTTCACCGATAATATGTGATACATTAGAACCTGGTAATACTTCACAGAATGGAAAGATAATAGCACTTTCAACATCTTTTCGTTTTACATCTGGGAGATTCCAATAGGGAGTCTTATCGATAATCTTCATAAGGCCTTTCATACCGGTTGAGGTTGATTTACTCATAGTGTATGATAACCAGAAGATTTTCGGAATAGTAGAAGGGGAAAGGTTAAATAGGCATGGGAAATTCTTCCAACAAGACATCTCGTATAGTATACGGTCTACAAGTATACGAGAACCATATGACTTACCAGTTCGGGAGGCTCCTGTAGCGATAAACTTTCGTTTTGGTACAGTGAGTCCTACTTCATTTACATAAGTTGCGTGGTTAAATTCTTTTACGAAGTCAGCTACATAAGGTCTTATAGCATCTACTTCGTCGCCTAAGTAAAATTCAGAAGTCAGCCATTCTTCTATAGGTGCGATTTTCCGAATAAGTTCTGCTCTAGCCATACTATTAATAATAGATGGCTAAAACTAAAAAGTCAACTAATCGTCGTCATAATAACTTAAATCGTCATCCATACAGTCTTCTACATCGTCTTCATCACAACCGTAATAATCAGCCCAATCACTGTTATCCCAATGGGTTTCACGCCAACCTTCTTTATACTCGTCTATCTTGTCCTGTTTTTCTTCGTCGTCAACATCACAAATAAAGCTACCGTCAGAACAGTAAACACCGTCTTCTTTTTCTACAAAATAAGCAGATTCTTCGTTATTTGAAACGCGGTCAATTATAGGACTTGTTTCGAAATCTTCATCAAAATTCATATATTATTCCTCTTTATGACTTAATAATAGAAAAAGAGTCCATATCGTAAGATACAGACCCTTTAGGCTTAGGATGTTTTTATAAACTGACTGATAAAAAAGTATCAGTTTGGATATACTTAATATATTAGAAATCTACATCAAAAGAACTGCAATAAGAAGTATTCCTACAGATATAAAACCGAAGAAGATGGTACTGTTTTCATAAATACACATCTTCTTATAGTTTCTAACTCTTTTGAATTTTTGATACTGTTCAAGACAAATTACGAATAAACAGCCAAGAATCCCACCCAATACACCTAAAACATTAATCATAACATTACCTCCCGATTATATTTTATTTCGTGTTATAATTATATTATAGTGTTATTATTAAAAAACTTTAGACTTTTTTAATAAATTTTTTATAGCAAGCAAAGGAGTTGAACCTTTAGATAAAAGATTGATTGCGGGTGGGAGGGAAAGCAATCGTGGATTCTTTTACCGTAAACCGTTACCTTGCTGTAATATCGGGTCGTATAAGAATCGAACTTATATAGACGGATTAACAGTCCGCTGCACTAACCATTGTGCTAACAACCCTAGAAGTTTCGCCGATAAAGATAAAAAAAAATGAATGCTTTAGGAGTTCTTTATCGACTCGCTTTCGCTTACTGTATTCCGGTGATACAGTTCACCATTTCCATCCCATTTAGGAGCCTTAATGCACATATTCTGCACTTAGGATAATATAAATATTAGAATTTAGATTAATTTGATTAAACCCGTTCAAAATACGCCGAAAACAGTGGGTCTACCCTTAAAACAAGTAATTACACTAGAAACCGTAAATACCCGGTGTTTTTTAACGATATCGTGGTTTTAACGGGTATTTTGAAGGTAGTCAATAAAAAACCTGCACCTTAATTAAAAAGTACAGGTTTATCAGGTTTAGAAGTTATATGAAACTAGTTCAATACAACACGGTAGAATGAGCTAAATACACCTTTAACATCGTTTATACCGTATGTCATAAGTGTTTCTTTAGCACTTGAACCAATTACCTTTGTTACAGTATTTGGAACATTTACAGGGTTTTCTACTACAGGTACAAAGCTCTTACAACAAGAAGCAATAATACCAACAGTAGTATCCATAGCATTAAATTCCAAACCACTCTCAAGCTCTGTAAGGAAATATCCGTTCTTTGTAAGAGGGTCTTTCAATTCTGAAAGAACTGGTACTGCACGGAATTTAGCAACACTTACACCTTCTTTTTCAACAGCACAAAGGATTGACTTGTTATTGTCTAAACGGAATCTTACCTTGTCTGCATTCTGGAGAAGGTTGTTGAATACAAATCCATAATTGATTGTGTTTTCAACATTTGCTTCTTTACAAAGAGCTGGTGTTTCATAAGCAAGCATATTCTGCATAGCTGATACACAAAGTCCATGTGGATATTTGTCTTCAACATATTTTGAAACAGCCTGTTTATTTGATGAAAGCAAATCCTTTGCCTTAAGAACAAGCGGATTCTTTGTTCTAAGTGCATTTGAAGAAATACGTTTAGAAACTGAGCTGAAATTAAAAGCACTGTTCTGGTCTTCTTCAAATGTAATAAGGTTCCACTTATCACTTGCACTACAAAGGAAATTTCCTACAATAGTCTGTCCTACATCGTTAATACAATCAACCTTAGGAGAAACAGCGTAGTCCTCCATATTAACTGCTGACTTAAGAATCTGAACTTCAATTTCAGGTGTCTCAACAGATGAACCAACATACTCTTTTGCAGGATTATATGCAACAAAGTTATTAAGAAGAAGCATACAGTCGTCAGCATTTATATTACAAGCTTCTTTGTAATAAGAGAGAACAGCCTTTGGACTGTTACCACTCATTGTAAACTTTCGTCCTGTATTATCTTCAAAAATTACAGAATTACGAACAACTTTAGTTGGAACGAATGCAACATTCTTACAGTCCATATCACGAGTTCCAATCTTATTCTGAAGTCCGAACAAAGATTGGAAAATGTACTTGTGAAGAACTTCATCAAGTCGTGCAGACTGAATTTCAACTAAATCATTCTTCTTCTGATTAAATATAACTGCGCCACCTTTGTCATTAAGTCTTACTGATACAATGTTTCCTTTATACTGAATATCATATCCATTATCGAGGAACATTGCATCATCAACAAGACCTTTGTCTGAAAGTGCGCGTACAAAATTATCTGTTCTAATCATATTCGTAATCTCCTTAATATTTAGAGTTTCTCAATTAGAACATTGAGTCGTAAAGTTTGTTAAGAGCAGCTGTATTACGGTTGCTTGCAGATTTAAGTGCTACCTTTTCTTCGTTCATCTGTGTCTGTGAACTCTGGAAAAGTCTCTGTCTTTCTTCTGCTTCGTGCATCTTTACAAGTTCAGCGCGTGACTGAATAGCCTTCTGTTCTTTAATCTGTGCCTGACGAGCTTCCATTCTAGATTTGAGTGCTTCACGACGTTCGTTAGACATTTCAGGTTTACGACCTGAACGAAGTGCTTCACGTCTTGCAAGAAGTTCATCTTTCTTAGACTGAATTGATGGACGGTTAGAAGATTTAATAGCTTCACGTTTTCCTTCCAAGTAACCCTGTTTACGAGCAGATACTACCATCTTAGCAATCTGAATCTTTTCGTAGTTCTGGAATACAGGAGCAAGTGCTCCTCTTGTAATTACAACTTTATTATTCTGAAGAACAGGTTTGTAAGTACCTTTTCCATTATCTACATAAGCTGCACAACATGCGATAACGCCCTGTGTAGTATTCTTAAATGCGTATGCAAGTTTACCACTCTTTATAACCTTACCGTCAAGAACAGACATATCTTTACTGTTTACAACTTTATAAAGATTGTAATTGCGTATCTTAGAAGAACGAACTTTCTGAAGTCTAACTTTACGAACTGAGTTTGCAAGTGGAACATCAACTACAACAATTGATTCTTCAGGAAGAATAATCTCATCTTCTCTTTCGTCCTGACGAGCAGGGTCTTCTGTAGGATTACCAAATTCTTCTTTAACACCCTTAGGCTCACCAGCTTCACTTGGTACTCCATCATTTGGCTGTTCTTCGAATCCGTTATTTTTTGGTTCAGCTACCATATCAGGTTTAGCTTCCTGTTCTGTCTGTCCTTCGTTCTGGATATCGTCCTGTGTATCCTGTCCTGCAACATCTTCAGTAAAATCTGATTTAATTGCTTTGAAGAACTTAGACTTCACTTCTTTATTTGAACGAATAGCACGAATAAGACGACATTCAATCTTCTTCTTAAGCTTATCGTTCTCTTCTTCTTTCTTAGCAAGTGCAGATACAATAGCCCAATGAGCTGCAGTAAGTTTTGAAGAACCAACCATCTTCTTTACTTTCTTATAAGCTGCATTCCAAGCTTTCTTGTTAGCACTTGATTTAATAGTAATATAGCCTTTCTTGAAGTTCTTAGATGCGCTGTTTCCGATAATAAGAGTATCGTCTTCAACTTCTTCTGTTGGAGCAGCTTCATCAAGTTCCATTGGATAATCATCTACTGTATCAAATACAGTACATTCAAGGCCATCAACATCCTGGTCATAAATTTCGTCTGGTTTCTGTTCAAGGTCAATTGCACCGTCTTCAGATACCATTACACGAACAACAGAAGATTCGATTTCTTCAGGAAGTTCAGCCTCTTCAAATTCTTCTCCCTCAGGTTCTTCTTCATGACTCTCGTCAATCATATCGCGTACCTGGTCAAGGAGTTCGTCAGCATCAATTTCCTTCTCTTCTGCATCTGCCTTTTCAATTACAGCGTCTGCAAGTGCGTCGATTGCCTCCACTGCATCCATGATGTCTTCATTTGTAATTTCAACATCAGCAAATTCCTCTGCATTTGAAACTTCGTCAACGATAGACTCATCAAGTTCAAACTGATTTTCGTCGTTCTGGTTGTCGGTTTCTTCTGCGGATACTAAAAGTTTCTTTTTCATAATTATTCTCCTTATAAAAAGAAATGATTATATATATAACAATATATAAAATATTAGTGGAGAAAAGTTAAAAAACAAAGGACGACTACATGAAGTAATCGTCCTCAAATACTGTTTGTACAACCTGGTACATCAGCTAAAGATTCTATCAAGACTTGATTGGTTACGAGAAGAATTTATCTTACCTTTATATTTAGTAATTAATTCGTCATTCTCTAAATATTCATCATCTGTTATCTCACCATTCTTTAATTTCTCATAATTCATTTGCTGTAATTCAGGAACAGTAAAATAATCTAATCCATTATCCTTCTTTAAGTTTTCAACAAAAGAAGATTTAATTGGTTTCTTAGAATTGTTAATGCCTTTCTTTTTATTGGCAAAGTAATCTTTGAACTTCTGAATAGCTTCTTCTTGTGAATCAGCTAAAAAATTAGTTTCAAAGCAACCATCTACCAGAACTCGGTAACTTCCTGGATATTGTTCATCCGGCTGTGCATCTTCAATAAGACTTGCGAAAGCCTGACGATAAATCTCCTTATTATGATAATCATCAAGTACCCTATCTGATTTAATTTGTTTCTTTGAACTGTTCAATCCTGCTTTACGAGCTTCGTATTCATAAAGATTCTCGTCCGCACCCATATCCATAGCTTGTTTCAGATAATCAACATAAGCAAGATTACAGTTATATGGCCAAGAAAGAATACTGTTTGTACCGTCATAAACAAAAGTTTTTGATACATCTTTCAAAACATCACCAACAAAACCAACAATTTCTCGTGCTATTGTATTTTTGTCTTCATCAGAATCAATAGAGCATTTTGCACCTAGTCCGTCTTGAATAAAGATTGTGAACTCACGAATTCTAACATTGAATTTTAAACCCCAATAATTAGAACTAATTTCGTAATTTCCATTCTCACCAATACATGTTTCAAGATGGAATATATTACCCAAATATTCAGTAACTTTAGCTTCATTCATATTGTAACTCCTTATGAGAACATCTTACCATAAAGTTTATTCAAAGATTCTGTATTTCTTGCTCTACGAGTCTGTTCAATCTTTTCTGGCTTTTTCTCTTCTTTCTTTTCTTTTTTAGATTTACCGTGACATGCAGATTCAATACCTTCATTCATAATCTCTTCAGCTTCTTCCCAAGAACAACCGTATTCATCCATAATTGCACGAATACCTTTTTCTCTACCTGGCATTGCTGATTCAATTGGTTCTTTTGAAGATGTAATTGGTCCTTTATGCCAAAGTTCCAAGAAATCAAACTTTTTAGAACCAAGGTCTTCACCATTAGGGCCATAGGCGTTGATTGTAAATTCAGTTCCGTCCTGATATCCTTCTTCGTTTTCACCTTCAATACGAAGCCATCCATCTTCAAAATATCCTGTATTTGTCATATCAATTTGAAGGTCTGCAACTTCTTCATCAAGTCCTTTGTAATCTGATTCAATTGATTTCTTTGAAGATGTAAGGTCAACTGTTCCTTCTTCAATATGACCTTTTCGCTTACAGTTTTCAATCCAGGTTTCAATACCATCACAACAATCTTGTGCAAATCGTTTAGGAAGTTCATCTGCACATTCAAACAGAGCATTCTGCATCTTACGAAGACATTCTCGAAGTGTAAAATATACATCTTCCCAATCACTATTAGGCCAATTCTGTGTATCCATAATTTATTTCCTCTCTTATTTATAGTAATAATAAATATTTAAGTTTTATGCTACTAATTTCTTCAAATCAGGATACTTTTCAAACAGTTTTTCCTTGTCTTCCCAACGCATAAGAAGTGAATTACTTTCCTTATCTAAAAAACGAAATCTACTAACATAAGAACAATATTTGATAGGATGATAACCGAGACTGTAATATCTTCTTCGACCCTCATCAAATAAAGAAAGTTTCACAGTACCTTTTTCTAAATCACTCCAACTACAACTAGTAGCAACCATTTCACCATCTACATCAAACCAAAGGATTAAATACTCTGTACCTAACGATTCTTTCTTAGAATGATGTTCAGTATCAAAAATCGTTTGTCTGATATTATCAGCATCACTATCAAACAAATGAATATTCTTTTCTTTAGCATAAAGAAGAAGGTCTGTTAAATCCATTCTATTTAGTTCATACATCTCTTTCATAATTCTATTTTTATTCCTCCTTATTGTTTATATAACCTGGTACAAGTATAACATCTTCATTTGTTTCATCATTGTGGAAACAAGACATAACATACATAATACCAGTATGGTAAAAATTGTTCTTAGACAACAATTTTGAATTAGTTTCAAATATTTTCTTTGTTGGACAAACTGTATAAGTTACAAACAGTTTTTCAGGATTGCTATATAACCGAGCAGGAAATACGAAAGCTTCATTACACTTATTACAACAAGTTCCGTCTTTGATTGGTAAAGCATTATTACCATATCCATCAAATACAGTCCCGCAGATACAACATTTCTTTTCCATAATTCCTCCTAAGGCCCTACCTTTTACAGTAGGGTCTACATTATTTATTTTACCATCTTAAAAAGTGTTCTGTAGTGGAATCTCTGAATAGGACCCTCAGCAGAAATTGTGTTTACATTTGCTGTAGCCTTTACGCCAACAACATGACCGTTAATATCACCTTTGTCCCCGATTGAAAGGTCTGAAGTATCTGTGATTTCACCAACATAGAACTCACAGTCTTCAATGAACTTGTTGTACTTCTGTTCTGCGAAGTATGTGTAGTCCTTTTCCAATCTTTCCATATCGATTCTTTCTTCAGACCAAATCATATAGTCAGCAACGAATCCCCAAGAACGATTGAAATCATGTTTAATAGATTCACATTTGTTGTAAGAACTCCATAATGGTTTACCCTGTGCTTTGTACTCTTCTTCAACTTTCTTAATATCTTCGTACATTTCTTTACGAGCTGCGATACATTTCTTTATGATTTCAGGGTCAGCAATTGTTTTGATACAATACTGTTTCCAATTTTCTACGAACTGACGAAGAACAGGATATTCCTTTACCTTTCCAACCTGAAGAAGTTTAAGTTCAGCCATCTGTGCTTCGTACTTATTAAGCTTCTTCTCAGCATCTCTAAGACACTTCTTATCCATTGAAAGTGTTGCTCTCTTGTAGTCCTTAGCGTCAGGAGCTTCAGCTTCTGCAATCCATTTCTTATACATTTTAATCTGTCTGTTGATTTCATCAATCTTTTTCTGTGTCTGATTAATCTTTGAAGTAATCTGTTTTACTGTAAGTTCCTTTTCCATAATCTTTGCCTCCTAAGCATTTAAGTTAATATAAATATAACATAGAATAAAAATTATGTATAGGAAAAATCAAAAAAAAACTCCTGTAATTTACAGGAGTTTATAGGATTAAAGATTAGATAGTATTATTTGAAAAACTTCTTAGCAGATTTAATCAATCTCTTACTTCTAATCCATTCACAGTATTTAGCACTTGCAACTTTCTGTTTCTTACTGTCAAACATTTCAGGGAAATCATCTTTAGTATCAAGATACCATTCATGTACTGCCTGTTTTGCTGTTTTTGGATTATAAGCATTATCCTCTTCAAAGAATGAAAGAATGTATTGAACAGTTTCTTCCCAAACATCTGTTGTAAACTTTACATTAAGTTTATCAAGAAGTGCTTCAAGTTCGTCTTCAATCTGTTCACGAAGTTCAAACTTAGTATCTTCGTCCAATGTCTTAAACTTCATGTGTGGTCCATCTTCTTCTGCTTTATCTTCTTTTGAACTGTTTATTTTACTTGAATAGATATCTTCTTCATTATCGTATTTATCCCATTCACGGAAATCATACTGTCGGAAAATAAATGCAAGGTCTTCTGCAAGTTCGTCGTAACCAGCAGCTTGGGTAAGATTGTTGAAAAGTTCTGTTACACCCATGATTTCTTTTGCATACTCGTATTTATTCCAAGTACCTTCGACACTTTCCAAATCTTCACCGAATCCCCATTGCTGAGCAATCCATTCAATATTTTCAAGAAGTGTATCAGTAGACATTGATTTTGCAATTTCTTCAAGTGCAGTTTCTTCTCCATAATATTCAACAAATAAATCAAGTGCTTCAGGAACATCAGAACTATCTACTTCCCACCCACCATCTATTGCTGATTTAATTGATTTATGTGATGATTTTACAAATCCTTCGTATTCTTTAATAAACTTACCTGGGTCTGGTAATGTTTCAATAGTAAAATCAACCAACTGATAAGCATAGTCTTCAGGGTCTAGTATTTCATCTTTAAGATATGAATCTCTTATATCGTCTGCAGTTTCTTTTACAGCCTGCATATATGAAGAATAAGGTTCAATTCCTGTGTTGCCATTAATGTAATCACCATAATACCAATAATTACCGTCTTTATCATAAACATAATCACCTTCCCAATAGAAACCATAATCATTTGAAGCGTCTTGGGATGACTTGATTGGTTTACGAGAACAAGTGATGTCAGCACCTTCATCTTTGGCAACTTCATCAGGATGCTTCCAACTCTTTTTCTTAGTCTTCTTAGAAGATTCAATTTCAACATCTTGGAAAACATCTTCATCCATTCTATTCATAAGCTGTCTTGCAGCTTCCATTCTTGTTGCCTTATTAAATAACTGTAAACTGTCACGACCACTACCATACCAATTGTCGTACAATTTAGCAGCTTCATCAATAACATGTAACCAAGCGACAACTGCTTTATTCTTATCGTAAATACCCTTCTTAGCTTTTCTTTGCAAATTAGTAAGAACACTTGTAAGAATACCATTATAGATTTCTGAAGTATTTTCAGCAAACAAAGCAAGTTCTCTAGCTCCGTCTTTGTCTACTTCACTTACAGTTCGTCCTGATTTAATTGGTTTACCAAACTTATCATAAACTGCCATAATTTTAACCTCTCATAAAAATATATTTATCGTTGTCTAATTCGTTATCATCAACGTCATGTGCAGAAACCCAACATTCTTCTTCACTATCCCAAACCATATTATTATTAAGTCTAAGGTCTCTACCATAGGCTTCATAATCAAAGTACCTTGCAAGTTCTTCGTTATTAAGGTCTTCAGGGTCTTCAATATCATAAATAGATTCAATCTGGTTATCTGGATAGTTGATGTTCCAATCTCGTACATAAGCGTCATCATCAAAGTATCTTAAAAGAACTTCGTCTCTAATGTCGTTTAATGTTTCGTCATCTACATTTACAAACTCGTTACCATATGCTTCTACTACATAAGATAATCCAAGGTCTTCATCACTTGTTCCTGTTACTTGGTTTCTATCCCAAGGGTGAACAGTAAATGCGTCTTCGTAAGATGATTTAATAATAGAAGAATTTAATCTACCTCTTTCTGAATCCATAAGTTTAAGATGTTTATTTGAATAACCCTCATCAACATAGATTTTAATAGTTGTATTAGGGTCATTATTTTCTACAGCTTGTCGGAATGTTTCATTTGCTTCTTTAAGATTATCAAACTCAACAGAATCATCTCCTACTTCTACAATGTATTTAGAAGATTTAATAAAGGATGAATTTAATCTAAATGTAGAAATATTCATTTCTTCTCCTGTATTCAAATCAACAATAGTATAATCTAATCCAACATTATCAAAGTATTCATCATTTTCTGAAATATAATTTCTTAATTCTTCTGCTGTAAAATCTTCACCATCTTTTGGGTCTTCATGTTCTGTGTCAATAAGACGGTATCGTTTATCTGATGTTACTGTAGATGATTTAATTTGACGTGAAGATTTAAGCAGATGCTCTTTATAAAGTTTAGCAATTAAACTATCATTTTCTGTATGTTCATCTGCTGTAATTTTCTTTAATAACCATTCGTTATAATTCATTTTTTGAAGTTCTTCTACGGTAAAATATTGTAATGCCTCTTTGTCTTGCAAAATATCAGAAAGTGATGAACTAATAAAGGATGATTTAATTTGACGTGAATTTTTCAACATCAAAGGTCTTATATCAAGTTCACCCCTATACCATTTATCGTATTCATCACCCTTAAGATTCTTTTCAGCCCATTTAGCCTCTTCATACTGTCTAGCATTCTCTTCTTTTTGAACTTCACCAGCAAGTTCATCTACAAAATCAGTATCGACATTGAATTGTTTTGCTACACGTTCACAAGCCATATCAATTCTTTCGTTTGTAGAATCATAGCCAACATAATCATCCATTGGGTCTGGTTCATATGCTTTTGATAATTCTTCTGAAAGAACTTTCTTAATCTCATCTTTCTTAGCAAGTTCTTCTTCTGTTGGTGTATATGGATTAAAATATCCATATTCATCAAATCTTTCTGAATCAGGACGAGTATGAGCTGATTTAATCATATTATTCTCCTTCGATTTAATAATTCTATTACCGTGTTCAAGATATTCTATAAGATACAATGATTCAGGATGAGTATTATAGAACTCTTCAGCTTCTTGTTTATCTGTAGTCTTGAAAGATACTCCAAAATCGTCATCCCAAACTTCATAACTTTCAGGATTGCCATAATCCCAATCACTGTCATCCATCAACTTTTTCCAAGATGAAGAAGCGATTTCACCTTTCTTATGTATCTTTATAGAATCGTAGAATTTATCTGTAAATTTTGCATTTTCTAATGCAGTTTCAAATGCTTCTAAGAATGCTTTTGCTTTTGGATTCTTTGCTCTACGACAAACTTCACGAACATCATCAGGAGTTTGTAAACCAAGATAAGTTGGTACTATATCATACATTAAATCCGTAAATTCACCCATACCACACCTAGATTCTTTGCATTCATCTCTATCCATGAATACAGTACCAGTTAATTGTGATGTATTAAAGGTATCAAATATTTCATCTGCAGTAAATTCTTTGAAATTAGGTGATGATTTAATCATATTTTATTTACCTCTCTTAAATGCACTTGCGATTTTATTAGCACTTGGATATGTTTTCTTAAATGCCTGTTTAGGATTGATTTCCTTCTTAAAGTTTATTGAACTTGCTAATGGGAATGTCTTTGATTTGTCTGCAAGGTGAAGGCTGTTGAACATAGCAGCAATCCATTCGTTCATAGGGTCTTTCTGGTATGCTTCTTCAATTGCACTTGTAATCTGTTCACGAAGTCCTTGTTCCAAATCAATAACAGACTGAGTTACTGTATTATTTCCTGCAGTAGAAACACAGAAAGCAGCAGGTACAGCAGGAAATCCAACTACATCCTGCGATACTGCCAAATATGTATCTTCATCAACCCTTGTAAGACCTGAACCTATATCGATTAAATCTCCAAATCCACGACTTGATGTACCAATCATACCTGTTTTAGCAAGGGAATAAATTGTAAGTCCACGCGGAGTATCCATTAAATCCACATTTCCCAAAACGAGATTGCCATCACCAATCCAGAAATCATTTACTCGAATTGCTACATTTTCAAGTAATACCTCTGAATTATCTCTATGTTGGTCTTCACCCCAAAAACAATGATTATCAAGAGCAGCTTTGATGAACTGATTTTCATGAATATCGTTCCAAAGTTTCTTACTAAAAATCATATTATTTAATGTTGGAATGTCATAATAAGCAATTGGCATATTTGTCCAAGAATAAAGTACACCAGTATCATTCTGTTCAGGTTTATAGCCCTGCATAATTCTATCTTCAGCTTTCATAAGACCAGATTTAATTAATGTCTTTTTAGTATCTGAAAATGATTTTGCAGAAAACCATGAACCTTTAATCCATACACCTTTCTGATTCATAATTAAAACCTCTATATTTAAGATATACTAAATATTTAAGTTTTCGTGATTAGAGTATAAAAAATACCCACTCCTTTTAAGAAGTGGGTTATTAATGTTTTAATTATCAAAAATAGCATTCAAACTTTTAATATTTCGACTTACAGATTGATTGACATAAACCCGTTCATAATAATCTGCAATCTGTTTAGCCTGTGGAAAATCCCAACCATTCTCTTTCATAAGAATAGCGATAACTTCACGTTTAGTCAACATCCCATCTTGATAATATTTCTCAATCTGTTTGATTGCCATTGAAGTTATTTTCATAATTCACTTCCTTACTCTACAGCAATTGTGAAATCACTCGAGCTGTGAACAGCCTCAGGATACCAACCTTTCTTCTCAAGTTCATCACGAATATATTTGACAATATTATCATCACTAAACATATCAAGATTACCTTGTGTATCGTAAATTCTGAAATTAGGATATTCATGACCCCAACCGTCATTACTCATTCCTTCTTCAGGTTCATATTCAAACTCATACATTGGACCATATGAGAATTTCATATCTTTACAATAGTTATTAAGTTTATCTACAAAGTCTCGATAATCTCTTTCTGTAGGAAGTGGATTCTTTCCGTATGAAGAATT